CCTGTTAGCGAAAACATGAACATGATCAATGGCGAGCCTGTTAAGGCGTTTATCTACCAAGACCATGAGGCGCATATTCAAGTCCACATGTCCTTGATGGAAAACCCGGAGATAGGCAAGTTGATGGCAAAAAGCCCAACAGCCAAAGCGGGACAGGCGGCGATGGCGGCACACATTGCACAGCATGTGGCATTCGCCTATAGGCAGAGGATTGAGAAGGAGCTTGGCGTTAAATTGCCGCCGCCAGATGAGCCTATGCCTGAAGATATCGAATATCGTATATCTCAGCTTGTCGCGCCTGCCGCCGCTCAGGTTACAGGAAAGGCACAGCAACAGGCCCAAGCAGAGCAAAATGCCAAGCAACAGCAAGATCCTGTTATTCAGATGCAACAGAAAGAGTTGCAACTGAAAGAGCAGGAGGCGATGGTCAAAGCGCAAACCGCGCAAAAAGACATGCAAATCAAAGAGCAACAAGCCGCCGCTAAAGTAGAAGTGGACATGGCAAGGGCTCAGGCCGAGATGGCCAAGATAAACGCAGACTTAGAGAAGTCACGAGACAAGTCTGCGCTTGAGGCACGCAAGATAGAACAGCAAGAGCGCATAGAAGCGGCAAAACTGGCGTCGAAGATGTCGGTTGAGCAAGAGCAGAGTCGCTCTAAGGAAGAGATTGCGGGTTTCAAAGCTGGATTCGACATTGTAAGGGACATCCTAGATGACGACCAAACGGGCCAGTAATAACCTTCTGTCCGCTCTACAAGATCAGTACCGCAACCACATGAACGAGATTACTGATCACATTGCTACGGGCTCATGCAAAGACATGAACGAATACTCTCGCTGTGTAGGCATTATTGAGGGATTGGCTTATGCGGAGCGAGAGCTTCTCGATCTGAACGACAGGATGGATCGTGAATAGATTCGCCACATAACGTGGTGCTGGGCGACTCCGAACGCCAATTTTCGGTGCATGGAAGTAATAGTTTATGGAAGAGCCAAAGACGGCGAGCCAGCTCCCAGACCCCAAGGGATACAAACTACTTATCGCACTGCCAGAGCCTGACGAAGTTACAGAGGGCGGCATTCTTAAAGCGAAGCAGACGATGGAGATCGAAGAGATCGGGTCCATCTGTGGCTTTGTTTTGAAGCTAGGGCCAGATGCCTACAAGGATGACAGGAAGTTTCCGAACGGCCCTTATTGCGATGAGGGCGATTGGATCTTAATGCGTTCTTATAGCGGCACTAGATTCAAGATTCACGGTAAAGAGTTTCGTTTAATTAATGACGACAGCGTTGAAGCGGTTGTCGAAGATCCTCGGGGAGTTGAAAAGGTATGAGCGAAGAACAGGTAGAGACAGGGCCAGATGACACAATGTCGTCTGAGGATAAGTTTTTTGGCGTCAAGACAACATTCGTTAAGGGTGAACAGCCCAGCGAGATGGATCTTGAGGTTGTAGATGACCGACCGCCGGAGGATCAGCGGCCATCATCAAAGACAAAAGCCTCTGCTGGCGAAGACGACGACGAGCTTCAGGGATATAGTGAGAAGGTCAAAAAGCGTATTAACAAGTTACGCTATGACCAGCACGAGGAGCGTCGTCGCCGAGAAGATGCAGAGCGTATGCGCGAAGAGGCTATTCGCGTTGCTCAGCAACTGACGCAGGAAAACCAGAACCTTCAGCAAATACTGCATGAGGGTGAAGGGGTTTTGCTCAATCAGTCAAAGGGTCGGGCACAGCTTGCACTACAGCAAGCAGAGACAATGCTTCGCCAAGCGGTTGAAGAAGGCAATACAGAGCGTCAGATTGAAGCTCAAAAGTTAATGAACATAGCTCAGGCTGACTTGTCAGGAGTATCTCGGCATGTAGGCGAGTACAAAAAACGCCAGCCGGTCAGGCCCCAACAGCAAGCATATCAGCCTCAACAGCCTCAACAGCCCCAACAGCCTCAACAGCCTCAACAGGCGCCTCAGCCTAGAGAGCCAAGCGAAAGGGCAATGGAATGGGCTAAGAGCAATTCGTGGTTTCAGTCTGATGAACACACTGAAATGACGGCATACGCCTATGGCGTACATGAAAAGATGATCAGACAGGAAGGGATTGATCCCGAGTCTGATGAGTATTACGAGGAGCTGGACAAGCGAGTACAGTCCAGATTCCCAGAATACTTCGGAGAGGTAGTTAGTGGCTCGACAGATGAACCTGTCTCCTCGACCTCCCGAAGCCCCTCCGTGGTGGTGGCCCCGTCCTCTAGGAACAATGGTGCCAAACCACGCAAAGTGAGGTTGAGCCGCACCCAAGTAGCCCTCGCAAAGCGACTTGGTTTAACCGTCGAACAATATGCCAATCAGATACTCAAGGAGAATTGATAATGGCTGAAGAGCGCACACCGCGAGAGGCAGAGTCTCGCACCGCTGAGGAACGTCCCTCAGACTCATGGTTGCCGGCATCTATTTTGCCCAACCCTGATCCAGTAGACGGCTGGGTATTCCGGTGGATTCGTACCAGTACGCTGGGAAAAGCCGACAATACCAACGTCTCTCAGAAGTTTCGCGAAGGATGGATTCCGGTGAAAGCCGAAGATCACCCTGAGCTGGAGGTCATGTCTGATATTGACTCTAGGTTTAGTGGCAATATTGAAATTGGCGGATTGCTCTTATGCAAGGCGCCAGAAGACAAGGTCAAACAGCGCGATGAATACTTCGAGCAAATGGCATCAAGCCAGATGGAGTCTGTGGACAATAACTTCCTCAAGCAAAACGACCCCCGAATGCCCGTTCTGCAACCAGAGCGGTCTACTCGGACAACCTTTGGTCGAAGCTGACTTCGTTAAGCGGAGCGGCTTCGTTATCTGATCCTTTGAGGAGATAAAGATGGCTACTTCAGCTACTCCAATGGGTGCGGAACCTGTAGGCACGCTTAGTGCTTCTGGTTCTTTCACCGGCAAGGTTCGCCATATTAAGATTGCCAATGCTTATGGCACGGCTATTTTCTATGGCGATTTCGTCAAGTTGGTTAGTTCGGGCACGGTAGAAAAAGCAAGTTTCACAACTTCAGTCGCGGCAGGCATTGTCGGCGTCTTTGTTGGTTGCTCTTACACCGATCCCAGCACTAATCAGAAGACGTTTAACCAACAGTTCCCCGCTTCAACAGCGGCTGACGACATCATGGCATACGTCGTAGATGATCCTAAGTTGTTGTTCCAGATGCAGGCCGATGAGGCTGTTGCTCAAACTGGGCTGGGAAATAACATTTCAGCGGTTATGACCGCTGGATCAACCGCGATTGGCCGAAGCAAGAACGCCCTCGATGGCGGCTCTATTGCTACGACTAATACCCTACCACTGCGTGTCGTTGATTTTGTAGACGGGCCAAACAGCACTGTAGGTGATGCTTTCACAGATTGCATTGTCACCTACCTGCCGTTAAGCCATGCCTATGAAACCAAGCTCGGCGTTTAAGGAGACTTGAGAAATGGCTATTTCACGCGCACAAATGCTGAAAGAACTGCTCCCCGGTCTAAACGCCTTGTTTGGCTTGGAATACGAGCGGTATGACGACGAGCACACGATGATTTACGAAAGTGAGTCATCTGAGCGTTCGTTTGAGGAAGAGGTGAAGCTGTCTGGATTCGGTGCGGCACCGGTCAAAGCTGAAGGCGCGGCCATCAGCTACGACTCTGCCCAAGAGTCTTTCACTGCTCGCTATAACCACGAAACCATTGCCCTTGGCTTCTCCATCACGGAAGAGGCTATGGAAGATAACCTGTATGACTCTTTGTCTGCACGTTATACCAAGGCACTGGCTCGGGCTATGGCTCACACCAAGCAGGTGAAAGCGGCGAATCCACTTAACAACGGCTTCGGCACTTTCCAATCTGGTGACGGCGTAACGCTGTTCAGCACAGCTCACCCGCTGGTAAACGGTGGCACCAATGCCAACCGTCCTAGCACTGCGGCTGATCTGAACGAGACTTCGCTGGAAGATGCTGTGATTAACATCGCCGCATTTACCGACGAGCGTGGTCTGCTGATCGCGGCACGTCCCCGTCGTTTGATCGTTCCACCCGCGCTTCAGTTTGTGGCAACTCGATTGCTTGAGACTGATGGCCGTGTTGGTACGTCTGACAACGACATCAACGCCCTTCGCAACAACGGTTCGATTCCAGAAGGCTACTCAGTCAATCACTTCTTGACTGACACTAACGCCTTCTTTGTCATTACCGATGTACCGAATGGCATGAAGCACTTCCAGCGTACTGCGCTGGAGACCTCAATGGACGGCGACTTTGACACCGGCAATGTTCGGTACAAGGCTCGTGAGCGATACAGCTTCGGCGTATCCGATCCTCTGGGCATCTACGGATCACCCGGAACGTCCTAATCCTACGGGGGCTTCGGCCCCCTTTCTATTCCTGACTAACTGTTCCACATGGAACATTAGACCCAGCCAAGACAGGAGACTCACATGGCTAATTCTACCTTTTCCGGTCCCGTTAGGTCCGAAAGCACCTTCAAGACCATCAGCAAAAACTCTACCACTGGCACCATTACCGAGGTCGCCACTATTGGTGATGGCCCCGTAAGCCTTGCAGATGGCAATGTCACGCTTACCAATGCTACCCACAGCGGCAGAATCCTTTTCGTCCCAGACGGCGGACAAGACAACACCTACACGTTGCCAGCGCCTATTGCTGGTTCAATGTTTAGGTTTGTCTATGCTGGTGGTGCGGCAGATGCTACTGATGCGCTTATTGTTACTCCGGGTAACACCAACTTCTATATCGGCGGTGTTACTTTATTGGATACAGATGGTGACGCAATCAGCAGTGTTTTTTCTAATGGAAGCTCAAACAGTAGTATTCAATTAAACGTGCCTGCTGGATTTGATGTAACCATTGTTGGCTTGAACACGACGAACTACCAAATCTTCGGAAATGTTACGAGCACAACTGCGCCTGCATTTGCTGATCAATAATCTTGTCGGGGGCTTCGGCCCCCATTATTGGAGGCTGTTATGGCTGATACAGTTACAAGCAAAACCATTGAGGACGGTCCCCGCACAGCAATTATTGCGTTCACAAACGTAAGCGACGGGACTGGCGAGTCTGCTGTTACCAAGGTGGACGTTTCTGCGCTTTCCTCAGACCCGATGGGCAAGGGCGCCTGCACTGGCGTCAACATAGAGTGCATTTGGTTCTCTACTGTGGGCATGGGCGTGAAGATTTTGTTTGATGCCAGCACTGATGTTTTGGCATGGGAAGTGCCCGCTGACTACGCAGACACTGCGGATTTTTCTGAATTTGTTGGATTGGTAAACAACGCAGGCTCTGGCAAGACAGGCGATATCAACTTTACAACTGTGGGTCACTCTTCTGGCGACTCTTACAGTATCGTTCTCAAGCTGAAGAAGAGCTATGGCTAATGAGGCAGTATTACAAGGAAGGCGGCAAGACTAAGAAAAAGTCTAAGTCTCGCGTGAATGAGGCTGGTAATTATACAAAGCCCACCATGCGTAAGCGTCTGTTTAACAAGATAAAAGCTGGGGGAAAAGGTGGCAATCCGGGGCAGTGGTCTGCTCGTAAAGCACAAATGCTTGCTCAACAGTACAAGAAAGCTGGCGGTGGGTACAAAGACTGATGGCAGAGATGACGTTGGCGCAGAAGCGCAAAATGATTGCTGAGCTGAAAAAGGCATCCAAGATGCACGCAAGTCAAGCGGCGCGTCTTGAAAAAACGCTTCCTAAGAAAAAGAAGAATGGCTCTTAAAAAATCGCAAAAGTCGCTCAAGAAGTGGACTAAGCAGAAGTGGCGCACAAAGTCTGGCAAGCCCAGCACTCAAGGCAAAAAAGCCACTGGCGAGCGTTACCTCCCCGAGAAGGCAATCAAGTCACTGTCTGACAAGGAGTACGCGGCAACCAGTCGCAAAAAGCGAGCCGATACCAAAAAGGGCAAGCAACACTCCAAACAGCCCAAAAAGGTGGCCAAGAAGACGGCGAGGCATCGAAAGTAATGCGTCTGTACTACAAAAAGGGCGGGCGCGTTGACAAGAAGTCAATGGCTTGCAACAAGCCTCGTCGAACCCCCGGACATTCCAAGAAGTCACATATCGTTAAGGCGTGTGAGGGCGGCAAGGAAAAGTTGATTCGGTTTGGTCAGCAGGGCGTCAAGACCAACCAGACGGTGGGGCAGAGAAAGGCATTTAAGTCGCGTCACGCAAAAAACATCAAAAAGGGCAAGATGTCTGCGGCGTACTGGGCGGATAAGGTTAAGTGGTCGCCCAGCAAGACTAAGTCCAAATCCAAGAAATGGAAGAAGGGTAGCTGATATGCCTATTAGTAGGGCTCAGGCCGGTAAGCAAACCAAAAACGCACCCAGATCAAAAGTTATAAAGATGGCTAAGTGTAGAAACGGCTTGGCTCGTAGAGGCAGGACAAGGGGAAGGAAGGTCTGATGGCCACGAGCGGAACAACCAGCTTTACTCTTGACTTGTCAGATATTGTTGAAGAAGCGTATGAACGCGCTGGTCTTGAGTTGCGAAGCGGGTATGACTACAAAACTGCTCGCCGTAGCCTTGACCTGCTTATGCTTGAGTGGCAAAACCGTGGCTTAAATTTGTGGACGGTTAGAGATACGACAGTTTCTCTTGTCGCAGGCACAAGCTCTTACGACCTTAGTGCTGACAAGTTAGACATTATTGAGGGGTTGCTCCGCACCGATGCTGGAGACAGCTCTAAGCAGTCCGATCTGACAATGCAGAGAATTTCTGTCAGTCAGTATGCACATCAAACAAACAAGCTAACACAGGGCAGGCCCCTACAGTATTACGTCGAGCGTAAGCCGACAGGGATTACTGTTCACTTCTGGCCAGTCCCCGACGCAACAACCAGCTATACGTTTGCGTATTACTACATGGACCGAATCGAAGACAGTGGCAGGCCAGCGTCCAATAACATGGACGTTCCGGCAAGGTTTTTACCTTGTCTGGTTGCCGGACTTGCATATCAGGTTGCGAGCAAAAGGCCGGAGGCATTGCAGTTGGCGCCAGCATTAAAACAGGTTTACGAAGAGCAATGGAATCTTGCGGCAGATGCGGCAAGAGAAAAGGCATCTTTGTACATGGCGCCCGGAGGCTATAACGACCTATGAGTAGTTATGCTAAGGGAAAACGCGCATTTGGATTTTGCGACAGAACTGGCTTTCGTTACCCGCTTCGAGACCTTGTCAGGCAGATTGAAGACGGAAGGTGGAATGGCCTGCTGGTTGGGCGAGACGTGGTCGATCAGGACCAGCCTCAACTCAAGCTGGGAGATGTTAACGCCAACGATCCGCAGGCGCTCAGGTTTCCTAGACCGGATGATAGCCTAGACGAAAGCCGTGCGCTTTCTGCCTTTGATCCTGTTGGTGGGGGAAATACTGCCTTGGGTAGCCGCACTGTCGGTCTGGACATGGCTGGGGAAGTGGGCCGCGTTACGGTGGAGATATCTTAATGGCGTTCACTTTTACCACTCTGAAGCAGGCGATACAGGACTACACAGAGTCAAATGAGACAACATTCGTCAATAACCTGACGACAATCATAAAACAGGCTGAAGACAGAATACTCAAGCGGTGTCAGCTTCCTGATTTCAGGAAAAATGTTACTGCTAACATGTCGTCATCAAACCAGTATTTGGCGATGCCGACTGACTTTTTGACGCCATACTCTCTTGCAATAGACAACTCGGGATACGACTACCTTTTATTCAAGGATGTAAACTTTGTTAGACAGGCATATCCGTCCTCGTCGACAACCGGCATACCTAAGTATTACGCAATATTCAGCGACACTTATTTTTTGATTGGCCCGACGCCAAATGCGAATTTTGCAGTGGAGCTACACTACTTCCACAAGCCAGAGTCTATTACAGCGGCGTCCTCGGGAACCAGTTGGCTTGGCACTAACGCGGAGTCAACCCTGCTGTATGGCTGTCTTCTGGAGGCATACACATTCCTGAAAGGCGATGCTGACCTAATGCAGTTGTACGCACAGAGGTATGAAGAGGCTGTTTCTCGTCTGGAGGAGCTGGGCGAGGGGTACAGCACAACCGACAGCTACCGTNGCGGTGCCGTAAGGAAGCCTAGAACGTAATGCTTGAGCTTCAGGTGGGGAGTGTTGCAGTTCAAACAACAAGCAACCGAGGGTTTACCCCGGAGGAGGTTGCTGAGCGATGCCTAGACCGCATTATAAATGTGTCGTCTTCNGCGCCACAGGCACTAAAAGATCAGGCGCTTGCATATCGCGACGACATTCGCGCTGTTTTGCTGTTTTACATGCGTGANGCNATAAACAGTGATCGCACTACTATTTACAACGCTCTGGTAGAAGCAGGGCAAAAAGATCTAGCCGAAGCTATCAGGAGGCTCTGAATGGCGTTTAGTGGAAACTTTATGTGTACTTCGTTCAAGAAGGAANTGCTTGAGGGCGTACACAATTTCAAGAACTCTGGTGGAAGCACGTTCAAACTGGCCATGTATACCAACAGTGCCTCTTTTACTGCGGCGACAACTGCATACACCACATCAAATGAGGTTAGCGGGACTGGATACACTGCTGGCGGAGCATCCTTGACTAGGGTAGATCCAACAACGTCCAGCACTACGGCGNTTACGGANTTTTCTGACTTAACATTTAGCACGGCGACNGTGACNGCTCGGGGAGCGTTGATATACAACGACAGCGCATCAGGAGATCCAACTGTTGTTGTGCTGGACTTTGGCGCAGATAAGACATCTACAGCCGGAGATTTTACGATTGTGTTTCCCACGGCTGATGCGAGTAACGCGATTATTCGGATAGCGTAATGGCTGATGTCATTGTCCCCCTCACTGGGTGGGGGCGAGATGGCTGGGGCGCCCTCGGCTGGAATGAGGGTAGTGTCACCAACTCAGGAGCTACAGGTGGCGTAGGGTCTGTTTCGGTCACTGCCGACGCAAGCGTATCTGTTACAGGGCTTTCCGCTACAGGCTCGGTTGGTTCCGCAACGGTTACAGCAGGGGCCAGTGTAAGCGTCACGGGACTCTCTGCAACTGGCTCTGTGGGCTCGGTCACTGTTGTTGCTGAGGCTAACGTAAGTGTTACAGGGCTTGCGGCAACAGGTTCTGTGGGGTCGGTAACAACCACCGCAGATTCAAACACGAGTGTTACAGGGCTTGCGGCAACCGGATCGGTTGGCTCAGTCACTACGACAGCGGGCGCAAGTGTTTCTGCAACAGGTCTTGCGGCAACGGGCGCTGTCGGTTCCGTTACGATTCAGACTGTTAACAATGTAGACGTTACGGGCGTTTCGGCTACCGGAGGTGTTGGGTCTGTTACCACCGTGGCTCAAGCGGGCGTGTCCGTGGAGGGCGTGTCTGGCTCGGGCGAGGTTGGCTCTGTACTGGTCTGGGGTGTAATTGTTCCAGATCAAACACCAAATTATGTAGAGATTGAGCCCTCTCAGTCTGCGGGTAATTCAGAAATAAGTCCTTCTCAGTCAGCAGGGTACTCGACAATAAGCCCGTCGCAGTCACCCGGATGGACAGAGGTGGCTCCGTCACAAACGCCAAACTATGAAGATATTGCGGCATAAGAGGATTGGTTAATGGCCAGCACTTATACAACTAACCTTGGTATTGANAAGATTGGAACTGGCGAGCAGTCAGGNACATGGGGCGATACCACCAACACTAACTTTGACATCCTAGATGANGCGGTTAATGGAATCATTTCAATCACGCTTTCGTCTGCGGGAAGTTCTGGGTCTCCTACAGCCCTGCCTATAACGGACGGAGCCTCATCGAACGGTAGAAACAAATTCATTGAGTTTGTGGACGGCGGGGATCTGGGGGGCACTGCATATGTGCAACTCACGCCAAATGACGCCGAAAAGATTGTCCACATCCGTAACAGCCTGTCTAGTAGCCGGTCAGTTATTGTCTTTCAGGGCACTTACAACGCATCCAATGACTTTGAGATTGTAAACGGCGCAGATGTTCTGCTGAAGTTTAACGGCGGCGGATCGGGTGCCACAGTTACTGATGTAAACGTTGATCTTACCGTGACTGGGCTTACGGCCACCACTGCAAACGCTACTACCGTTGATACAACTAATCTTGAAGTTACCAATATAAAAGCCAAGGACGGGACCTCTGCGGGTTCTATTGCCGACTCTACTGGTGTGGTTACTCTCGCAAGCTCTGTGCTTACAACCACCGATATCAATGGCGGAACTATTGATGGTGCCGTTATCGGAGGCGCTTCTGCCGCCGCAATCACCGCTACGACGATCACGGGCACCACCATAACTGCTAGCACAGCGGTTGTACCAGATGCCAGTGACGGTGCAACATTGGGATCAACTTCTTTGGAGTGGTCTGATCTTTACCTTGCAGACGGTGCCGTTGTGTATTTTGGGGATGACCAAGACATTACGTTGACGCACGTTGCAGACACGGGTCTTACACTAAAACACGCCAATACCGGGGACGATAAGTTCCCTACCTTCTTGTTAGCCACCGGCGATACAGATATTGCCGCAAATGACAAGCTGGGTGTAATTAACTTTCAGGCTCCCGATGAGGGCGCAGGCACAGACGCGATACTGGTTGCCGCTGGCATAGAAGCTGTATCTGAGGGTGATTTTAGCGCCTCAAGCAACGCTACCTCACTTGTATTCAAAACAGGCGCAAGTGAAGCCGCCGCTGAAAAAATGCGCGTTGATAGCTCTGGTAACGTCTCCATTGGCTCATCTTCAAACCATGCTGGCGCAAGAGTTGTTATCAATCGATCCCCGCCAACGGCCTTTGGCAGTCCGATGTTTCAAGTCGGTCAAGAGACATTCACGGGTAGCGGGATGTACTCTATTGGTTTTGGGTACACAACTTCAGGCTCCGATAACCCGCCCGTAGAAATTGCGGCACTTACTACAACGGATGGTGGTAGCACTAAAGCAGATATTGTTTTTGGTACAAGAAGTAGTACGGGTAACGTGGCTGTTACAGAACGTATGCGTATAGATAGCTCTGGCAATGTAAGCGTTGGTGATACAACCCCGTCAAGTGGTGCTGGATGGAATAGGTTTCTAAAAGTAGCAGGCGGAACCAGTAACGCTGTTATTCTTGATGGTACAGATTCTCAAGAGGCCGGAATTGGCGCATCAGATGGTCTTTTTATTGATTCTCTAGGTCACACTACTGCGTCCAATAACACCATTATATTTAGGAACACATCGACAAATAGCTCATACACTGCTGTAGAGCGTATGCGTATTACTAGCGCCGGTGACGTACTGGTTGCAAAAACAAGTGCGTCTTTTACAACCTTGGGGCCAGAGTTGCGAGCAAACGGCCAGATTAATGCCGCTTCTGCCGCAGACTTTTTGAACATGTACTCTACTAGCGCGAGCGCGTACAGATTTTATGTGACCAATGCCGGGACAATTAATGCAACATCTACAAGCATTTCTGCAATTTCAGATCAATCATTAAAAGAAAATATCCGCGATCTAGACAAAGGGCTGGAAACTATTAACGCCTTACAGCCGCGCAGGTTTGATTGGAAAAACGGCGATGGCAACGACATTATGGGTTTTGTTGCTCAAGAGGTTCAATCGTCATTGCCAGAATTGGTCCACTCTACGAAATACAATGAATCTGAAAATAAATTAGCCATAAAAATGGGAGACATGATCCCATCTATGGTCAAGGCTATTCAAGAGTTGTCAGCACAAGTAACCGAACTCAAAGCCGAAGTAGCGGCGCTCAAAGGAGCATAAACTATGGCACACACATGGACCGTCCCGGCAATGGACTACGACGTTTCATCTGGCGGCAAAACTAACGTAGTGACGACGGTACACTGGCGATGCACTAAAACCGCAGGCGATAACACGGGGTTATCGTATGGGTCTGTAGGGCTTGCGGCTCCTAGCGGCTCGTTTGTCGAGTGGGATGATATCACTGAAGCAACTGCCGTTGGTTGGGCTAAGTCGGCTTTAAACGCTGATGAAGTAACCGCCATTGAGGCCGGTATTGACGCACAGATTGCAGAAGAGGCCAACCCCACAACAGGCGAAGGCGTTCCGTGGTCATCAAGCTAGAGCTTAGTGTAGAGGAAGTTAACTCGGTGCTACAGGTTTTAGGCGAAATGCCTACCAAATCCGGCGCATGGCCACTGGTTGTTAAAATCAAAGAGCAGGCTGAAAGTCAGGCTGAGCCTGAAGCTGAAAGTGATGACTAATGGACCCGCTGTCTATGATCGCTATGGCGTCTACTACCTTCAAGGGTATACAGACGCTAGTGAACAGAGGTGCAGAGATTGAGCATGTAGCTCAAAAACTCGGAGCTTGGTACACCTACGCGGCTGATATTAAGCAGGCAGAAGCAGAGGCGGAAAGTCCCGGTATATTTAAGAAACTGTTTGACGGAAATAGCGTCGAACAACAGGCACTTAACAGTGTCATTGCAAAAAAGAAACTGCAAGAGCAAGAGAAGCAGATCAGAGAGCTGATTGTTTGGGCGTATGGCGTCGAAACCTATCAGGAGATGATCATGCTTCGCAGAAAAATTAAAGCTCAACGCGAACAAGTTATATATAAGCAGAGGCGAAGGCGCCGGATGTTTCTCGACGGGCTTCTTTTGTTTGCTGGGCTGGCGGTGTCGGCTGGTATAATCTATGGAACGATAGCATTTATACGAGGAGCGTCATGAAAAATTTGTTTATCTTGCTGGGCTTTGTGTCTGCGTCTGTTATGGCAAAGACAGTTATTCTTTACGACGACGGTACACAGTACACGGTGGAGGATAACGAGAAGGTGTACGTCAGTGATTACTCTCAGCTATACCGCTTCAAGCGATGGGGTAGCGGCGACATGGAGTTGAAGAAGGTGTTGCCAAGCCTCAAGCGTGATCATGTGTATCAGGAGCCAAGTGGCGAGGGTGATCTCGGAAGCCCCCAATGGTGTGAGACCTACGTTCCGTGGTCCGAAGGGTTGAACTTCAACATGACCGCGTGGCAAAAAGTTTGCGATGTAAACGACGATGGCGTTTACGACATGTGTGACTATTATGAGCCTACTGGTATTCAGACGTTTGAAGAAATCGAATGGCAGGATAGGTGCAACGACGGTGATCCTTGGGATGGCTCGTAAAAATCTTAGGGTGAAGGTTGCAAGCGCAATCACTGAGACTCGGCGTGATGTCAAAAATGCTGTGGCTCGCATAAAGGGCCGTATCTGGACTCTCCAAACCGACCTAAGATTGCGCCTGAAAAAGGCCAAAAAGGCTCTCCGTAAGGCGTGGAGTAAGCTCTGGAAGTGAACGAGCAAAGACTAGAGCGAATTGAAAGCAAGCTCGACAAGGTGTCTTATTCAGTAGCTGACTTTGCTCGGATAGAGGAAAGACTGCTTTCGGCGTTCAAGCGGTTAGAGCGCCATGAAAAGCAGATTGACCGGCACGCTGATGACATCAAAACACTGACCAG